CGCCAGCTCTATACGCCCAAAATTCCAATGTGAAATTGCCGCTTGCTGTTGTGCTTGGCAGGCTCAAATAATCACCCGTACCATCAAAGTACCCGCTGTAACTTGCAGGCGTGGTTTGATACAACGTGAACGGGGAGAACTTGGAGATCTGAACGCTACCCGTTCTGGTGAGCGTCCAGTTCGCTCCGCTCAGGTCCGTAAACCCGTTTTGGTTATTGGTAAGCAGGGTTGTGTCCGACGTGGCTACCAGGGGAGTTGTTGAGGGTGTAAATGTTGTGGTATACGCTGCACGTTTCCCGATCACACGCAGGTTACTGATGTATCCGTTGAAGCCCTGCCAAGTTGTGCCAGCGTACAGATATCCACCAGAACTCACATAGTTGAGTGCCTGCGTTGCCAACGTAATGCTTGTAGGACCGGTGGTCGTTTCCTGTACCCCATTGACAAACATCTTTATAGAGCCAGCGCTGACCGATAGGGCAATATGTGTCCATGTGTTCAGCGGGATTACCGAACCGCCTTTGCAAATCTGGTTGCTGCCTTGATACCAGAACACCACCAAGTTACCGTTACTATCTGGCCCAAAAGACCAGTCTGCATTTGCTCCTGCAAGGTTCAAAGACCCGAACACGTAGCCCAGAACGGCACCGCCGCCGCTATGACGCGCAACAGGATAAATCCATGCCTCAACGGTAAACGTGGCCGTTGAGTTAAACGTGCTGCCCAGGATACTTGTTACCGAGTTTGCGGGAGTCTGCCAACCAGATGAAGTGGATGCGTAAAAATCGCTCCAGTTACCCGGGCCGACATACGGGTTGAACGACCCCTGTGTCGCATTACCATTACGGGTGATCGTGAAGTTGTTGGTGCTGCCGTCCAGGAACGTGTTGTTCTGGGCACCATTGGTTCCGTCGCCGTGCAGGAGCAACGTGGTGTTGTCAAAATACGGGTCTGCCCCTGAGCCTTCCGGCCACGTTCCCGCCTGTTGGTAATACTGAGCCATGACGGGGTTCCAGAACCCGCCAGCACTAGATGCGGACACCGTCGGAAGAACGGCACGTACCACTCGACCAAGATATGCTGTCATCAGGAAATATCCTCGTAGGAGATGGTAAATGTCAATGATGAACCCACCGCCGATGTAACGGTTATAGAAGTCCCCTCCATCAGATAAATGGACGTTGACTTATCCACACAAACCATCGACGCATTTCCAGGAACAGAAACCTGGTACATGACCGGGTACGACGTTCCGCCTGCCGGGGCTGATCCTTGAGCTACCGCGCCATTGGTGTAAATGGCAACTGTTGCATTGCAAGCGGTTGCCGTGACGTTAGCTGCCACGATCTGGTTGATCTTATACACCTTGCCGGAAGCCGCAGCATTTGGCAACAAAACAACCGCAGTAGTCCCAGAAGGCGTGAAATATGTTGTGTTGCCGTAAATCGTTGTTACGTTAACAATGTTTGGGTTTGCCATGATTGTTCCTTAGTATCCAAATACCATTGCCATTGCAATTGCTTTGCCCGTGGTGGCAAATGCCGCCCCAGTGCTGGTTGTCGGTGTATTAACAAAGCTAACCACCTGAGATGCGTTGACAGACATGGCGTTTGTGCCGTTGGTTTGGATTGTCAGCACCCCGGAGTTATCTGCGGTCTGCTTCAGGCCAGCGCTTCCAGAAGATACGCCGTTGTCTGCGTTGATGATTGTGGCCATTTATACGCTCCAGGGTAGGGGAGTGTTTTGGGGAGACACAGGGGGGTTGATTTGGTTGTCAATCTGGCCCTGTACGTTGGCTTCATAGTTGGCAATGCCTTGCTCACCCAGATTACTCTGTACCCAGCCGAGCACAATCTCCTGGGTCAGCTCGTTGTAGGGAATGAACGGGTTGGCTTGTTGGCTGTCAAACACAGTGTTGCCTTGGATGAAAGCGGTGTACTCGCCATCTACCCCGGTCAGGGTCCAGACGACGTTGACCACGTAGTCCGGGTCTGGCTGCTGCACGGTGTACATGGCGTTGATGGTCCAGATGTAGGTAGTCATGCCTGTCCTTTCAGTGCTGCGATTTCAGCGGCTTGGGCTTCGATCTTGGCGTTGAGTTGCTTGATGGCGTTGATCATGTACCAGGTCAGGTTGTCGGCCTCGACGGAAACAACGCCGGTTGTTTCTTCTTTCACACAATCAGGCAGAACTTCCCGTAGCTCCTGGGCGATAACGCCGAGCTGGACACCTTCTTTCTTGATGGCGTCGGATGGCTTCAGTTCAGGATCGACTTCTTCCGGCAGACGGTACTCAAAGTTGCGGATACGAATCTGTAGCAGCTTATCCAGACCCACGTCGTTATCGACGATGTTCTTCTTCAGGCGACGGTCAGAAGTCGTTGAGAACGTTGTGGTGTTCAGACCGTTGTACACACCCCCGCCGTTGGGGTAGATGTAGCAAGTGCTGGAGCCTTTACCTGTGGCTGACGCATACGCGCCGGACGTGCCGATCACCATCTCGTAGGTAGTGCCAGAACCAGAAGCAATCGAGTTATTGCCAATCATTAAGCAATACGCATTAGAACTTGTTGTTGCTAAAGCGCTTAATCCGAACGCGATATTGCCGTTAGCACTACCGCCGCCAGACAACAAAAGCCCCGCGCTGTCACCAATCAATGTGTTGTAGTTTCCTGGACCTGTAAACCCGGCCCTATTCCCAAAACACGTCCAACCGCCACCACCGGCACCGCTGTTGTTATATCCGGCCTGGTAACCAACGCATGTATTAGTACCACTTGCGGTATTTATGGCATACAACGCTTGCTGGCCCACGGCCACATTACTAGCCCCGTTTATAGTGCTATAAAGCGCTTGATAACCAATAGCGGTATTGGAATTGGCGGTGGTATTTGAACGTAAAGCCTGCTTACCAACAGCAACGTTGTAACTACCGGTTGTGTTGGATAAAAGGGACTGCATACCAAATGCTGCGTTTTGTTGGCCACTTGTATTGGTATACAGCGCACCTACTCCAAACGCATCAATGTTATCGGCAGAGTTGCTTGAATATCCAGCTTGATAACCTACACAGGTGTTGTATGAGGCCGTGGTGTTTGAACGTAAAGCCTGCCTTCCAATTGCCGTGTTGTAGCTTCCTGTTGTGTTTAAGTAATTAGCACCTGCGCCAACAGCAGTATTGCTTGCGCCCCCGTTACTGCTTTGAAGCGCATACCACCCAATCGCAGTGTTGTCAGAGCCAGTGGTGTTTGTTTGTAGTGCAATATATCCTACTGCGGTATTATCTGTCCCGGTTGTGTTGCTGTATGCGGCTTGATAACCAACAGCAGTGTTTTGAGACGCTGTGGTATTGGCTTTCAGCGCTTGGTAACCTATAGCAGTATTTTGCCCGCCAGAGGTGTTAGCATCCAGCGGGTTATAGCCAACCGCCGTATTACCAGAACCATCCAAATTGTTATACAACGCATCTTTACCAATAGCGGTATTGGAGTCGCCTGTAGTGGTTGTAATTAAAGCTCGATGGCCAACGGCGGTATTACTTATACCCGTTGCGCTGGGAGCAGCGTTATACCCCACAGCCGTCAAATACGGGGCTGCCCCAGCCGTAGTCATCTTTCCATACACAGTACCCAGAGCGGTTGGGGTAGCAGCAGATGCGCCGATAGGAGAACCACCCACAGTTGGGGTGTTGGCAAAGTTGACGACTTGGCTTGAGTTAATCGTAGCTGCAGTGACGCCGCCCGTAACCAATGACAGCGTGTTGGTCCCGTAAACAATACCGGTATCGGTATCTGTACCGGTAACTGACGGAGCCGCAGCCGACCCGTCTACGCTAGTGATCCCCGTTGTTCCATTGATGATGACTGGCATTTATGCGCTCCTTTATATCGCGGAAATTATGAACGCAAGCAACTGCTCATAACGGATGCCCATTCGGGTTTTTTTCTCCGCGCCTTCAGTTTCTGTATCAAACGATTGACGTATAAGTTCCGTGATCCCAGCTTCTTCTCTGGTGTATTCTTTTTCCCACCATGTGTCTTCACAGAACAAGGCGTACTTTGTGGGGTCAAGCCCTTCTGCAACAAACGCCGCCGCCACCTCTTGGGCAATGACACCAACGTGAATACGGGCAGCATCGCCTTTCTCGGCAACGGCGTCCTTCATCTTGAACTTTTTGACCAGGCCCTTTATAGCAACAGCAACGCGCTTTTCAGCCTCGTCCAACGGAGCAATCTGCTCTTTATAGTTGGCATCTGAAGTGTTGATTGTTCCAGTTGCCGCATACACAATTGACCAGCGATACGAGGCAGCGCCAAGGGTACGGTTGTTGTCCCCGCCGGGACGCATACTGGCCGACGGTTCAATTACACAGCCGTCCGAATAACCACCACTGTAGACCTTAAATGAAACCCCGCCATTACCGGCTGTGCCAAGTCCGTTTGTGGTTGGGGCTAATAATGATGCGTAGTTATCTCGCCACTGAAGTGACCCACTCAAACCAGTAGACGTTGAGTCGTAACAGCGGATGCTACCAATACCAAGCGACGTTTCCGTGTAAAGCCCGATATTTCCGTAGTTGTCACCGCTACCTCCGTTGTTTCCTACTGTAATAGCCCCTGCGCCGCTTAAAGAGCTTCTTACAATTAGCTGCCCACCGGAGTTCAGCGACATTGCTTGGGTGAATGTAGCAGTTGTTCCTGCTGTGCCAGAAGCAGCTTGGTTCCAAGTAAATGTATTTCCCACTAATTGAAAGCGAGATGCTGGTCCGGTTTGTTTGTATAACCAGCTTCCACCCCAGTAACTGTTTGCAAGCAAACCAACCGTATTTGTTGGGCCGCTATCCTGATATGCGAACAGGGCTTGTCCCGCTGTAATTTCTATCGCCTTATATGTACTCCAAGCACTTGGCGTAACCCCTAATCCGAGGTTTGATCCGTCAAATACAAAGTTGGAAGATCCGGCAAAAGCCCCTGCATTGTTATATTGAACCTGCGTCGTAGAACCGCCAGGAGAAGTGGCAAGCGGAGAACCAGCAACCGTAGGCGCATTTGCAAAGTTCACAACTTGGGCAGAACTGATCGTCATTGCCGTAGTTGGCGAAGCTCCTGTCTGAAGCACCAAGGTGCCGGTCGTGTCAGCCGTGACCTTGTATGCGGTTGTGCTTGTAGTCGATGCGGAAATAGTTGACATTTAAATCACCACCCATTGTTGACCAGAGGCTACGGTAATTACCACGCCCGATGCAACGGTTATAGGTCCAACAGAAAAACCGTTTTGCCCCGTTGCAATCGTGAAGCTCTGGGTAATCGTTGTATCGTTTAACGTGATGCCGTTGTCAGGCAGGATAGCCGGGAACGTGACGAACACATCCTTCGTCCCGGATGTAAACGTTACAAGAGAACCGCTGTTACTAGAAGACAGCACCGTGTCCCTGGACAGAGTTGTGCCAGAGGCTGTGTATGTACCAATCCCGACCTCCCAGTTTGGGCCATTCTGATCTGCGATTGTGTAGTACGTGGTGTTACCGTTACCAATAGCGGCAAAGGACTGATAGCCGGTCGCAGCACCAAGCAGGGTCGCTGTACCCGTACCGGTCACGGCGGTTGTTTCTTTAACCCTGTCTTTTAGTACTAAAGCCATATCAGCATTCCTCTGTAACGATCAACTCCCACTCGGAGTTTTGTTCATCTCCAACCAGGTTCCAGGTCGTGGCCTGCGTGTCGTTGACCAGCGCCCAATCTGGAGTATTGGCATCCTGAATCCACTGCCAATAACGGGGGCAAACATGGTTAACTTCACCAATTGCCTCTACCCCGATTATCGGTATTGCAATGCCTCCCTGCAAGTTCCCAACCTGGCCTGTCGCCTGAACTCCGGTGATCGGGAAGGACATCTCAAAGCTGACCGTGCCGACTGCGCCAGTGGCAGAAACTCCGGTGAAGAATACGCCTGTTCCGCCAACAGCCTCTACCCCGGTAACGTCCAAGGCTTTGCCTGGCTCCACAGTTCCAATTTGGCCGGTAGCTGATACCCCTGTCAGCGGGATAAATGCATCAATTCCAACCGTGCCAACGTTACCTGTTGCAACGGTATCGTTCTCTTGGACCGATGTATTGGGAAGCATCGTCCCAAGGTCGCCAACAGCCTGGACGCCCGTGACGGAGTTGTCATTGGCGGTGGTTACCGTCCCAACCGCACAGGTTATCTGGAACGGAATGCCGCCCCAGCCTTCTTCACCCCAGCCAGGATAGCCCCAGCCTTCCTTTAGGATGATGACTGAGAACTCAACACCCAGACTGCCGACAGATCCAGATGCTTCAACGCCGGTTAGATCCTGACCTTTGCCGAACCCAACTGACCCGACCTCACCCGTGGCCTGGACGCCAGAAAGGTCAATAGCGGAGGAATAAGAAACAGATCCGACTGCGCCAGTTGCCTCTACGCCAGTCAGATCAAATGTTTGGCTGGCCGCTAATGTCCCAACAGCGCCCGTTGCTTCAACCCCGATTAGATCGCAGGAAAGTTCGGGCGTGACTGTGCCCACAGCCCCTGTAGCTGAGACCCCTGTTAGCGCAACATTTATGTTATCTGCGCCAAGAAGGGAGCTAAAAGGAGCGGCGGAGAACGGGCTAAAGCCAAACATGGCGCTCCCCTAGAACGGGGAGGCTTACGCCAGGCGGATCAGCGCGGTCGTGCTGGTATTAGCAGGCATCGTCAGCGTGAAGGTGCCAGCCGTAATCGTCTGCGAACCGAACGTGTGAACGCTCACAGACTTGTTGCTCTGGGTGCTGTTATAGATCAGCACGCAGTCAAAAGCCGTGGTCAGGGTCACGTTGGTGTAAACGATACTAGCCGAAGGCGTCCAGTAGCCGGTCGTGCCACCCGTCGTCGGAGGCGTAGCGTTGGTAACCGTCACGCCACCGGGGGAGTAGTTCGTACCAGACACTTCGCCGGTCGTCGTGTAGGCGGTGGTAGCTGCGTCGACAGTGGCAGAAGCCAGGTACAGAGCAGCTTTAAACGTGTCAGCGGTACTTGCGCCACGGGTGGGAGCAACGCCAAAGTTGTGGGTAGCAGTCAGCAACTCGCCTTTAAACGAGGTACACATTGCTTGCGTGTTTGCCATGATTTATCCTTTCAACCAAACATTGCCGTCATGCCGTCGGCAAGAACGTTCTTCTTCAAATGAACATGCACCGAGCGGTGGACAAGTTCGCCATCCATCCAGTATTCAACCCAACGGGTTTCTTCGTCCTCATTATCGATTAGCCCTTCCTTCTTTTCAAGAAGAGACTCATCGATTTCACCTTTTGTCGTGTTTACTAGCGCCATGTGTACTCCTTAGATTGAGGAACGAATGAGAGCTTCTGTTGCCGAGTTGGTCGGCATAACAATCGTGAAATCTTGGGTAGATGTTTTATCAGACCCAAAATCCAGGACGGCAACTGAACGATTGGATTTACTGCTGTTGTAAATCAAAGCACATCGAACAGTGAATATCCCGGGATACCAAACCACGTTGGCAAAGTTCACGTATGCCGTATATCCAGAAGACTCAACAGTGGCACCACCCATGACCTTGCCCCCGGCGGTGTAACCCGTCCCGGTGATCTCATGCTCGGTTGTGTAGGCAGTGGTGTCTGCGTTTAAATTCGCTTCCCCGGTGTACAAGGCGATCTTGATCACGTCTGTTTCTAGATCGTGGATGCCTTGGTACAGCTCCTTCTTGAAGCTGGTTGTCTGAGTCTGGACAATGCTCATTTGACGGGGTTCCTAACTTGGCCGTCGCGGTATGCATCCATGCGCTGCTTACCATCACCCAGGTTCTTCAACAGTGCAATGGCTTGGATGTACCTATTCTGGTACAGGCTGACCATGTCCTGCTCACCCTTCATGTATGTAATGGCTTCCATCATGGTTCCATTAAACAATGCAGAGTCAAAGTTATCGCCAAGCCAGGTAGAGCCTGCAGTGACGATGGACTCAGGGTAGTAATAGAAGTGCAGCTCTACGGTGTAGGTCTGATCAGGCGTGGGGCCGACAATGAACGACAGTTCCGTTGTGATGGAGGAACCAGAGATGGTCGGTCCAAAGATGGCGTAGTGCTTGGGCAACCCACGGGCTGATACAGAGTTTCTGGGATATGCCTCCCGGATGAAGTTCACATCTTTGTTCAAAAGATAATGATATTCACCATCTGCGTCGATCACAGCCAGGGAGTACGTAGACAAGAAGTCGTCAGGGGCGGACAAGTACTGATTCCCACCAGTCAAGTTCGCCGTCATGTTCTTCCGCAGGTTTGCAATCTGAACAGAGTTGTAAATATTCTGCTCAGCCTGACGGATCATGATGTTCATGTCCGCTGTGGGAAAGTTATTCTCACAGTAGTCTTGAACAGCAGTGACGAGTTCGTTGTACGTCATGGTAACCTCAAGCCATCGGACCCCGGGCCATCACACCTTTGGTAGCGCAGCCCGTACCACGGATTTTAATCCCGCTGGTCTTGGTCGGCTCATTGCCCGCAGATTTACTAACGCCGCCAACGGACAAGTCATAGGTGTCCAGTTTGCTGCGATTAGGTTCCTTGCCAGGGTTGGTAGAAGCCTTAACTTCCTTGCCATCCATGGTGTGGGGCTTGGCATAGACAGCGGCAGAGCCGACTTCCTTGCCCATCAGTTTTTGACTAAATTTGGCCATATCAGCCTCCACGGGTGCTGGATTTTTGGTTCATGGCGCGGGCCAGATTGCGGCCATACTTCTTCATATTTGCAGAAGTAACGCCGCCCTTGGCCAACTTGGTCGGGGTCTTGCCCGGATGCATGCGCTTCTCATGCTTATGCACAGCAGCGCCAATCATCTTCTTGTCCTGCTTCAGATCTGCTTTATCCATGATAAATCCTTTACTTAAAAAGTTGTGTTAATGATAGCTCACCCATGCCGTTATGCCAACCATTATGGCGTAACGGTTCCCACCCCAGAAGAACTAGAGACTCCAGACATAGGTATATATGCAGCGGGACTATTTGGTACAAAAAGGATCGGTGCTCTAATCCAATTTGGTCCAAGCGGTCCAGGATTGATCGGAGTGATCGTATCCATCGTAATAGTAAACGTACTTGTCCCGGCGTTAAAGCTGGTGGCAGTTACAACGCCCATCGTGACAGGCCCGCCAAGTCCAGTCCAATACCAGGATGCATACGCAAATGAACCGATTATTGATGGGGATGTTGCGTAGGTACTATTTAACGTTGACCCCGCATCACCCGTCCACGACATCGTACACGTAGCCCCATTATCGACATAGGTTGGGTTGTATCCACCAGCAGGGGGAGAACTTGTAACCCCGCCATTAGGGCAGGGTACATAGAACCTGGATTCTGTTCGGATGGTGCTATACGGATACCAATTGGTTCCGGGAGCGCCATTGCCAGGAAGCGGCCTAGCATACTCACTTGGCTGATCTGTAAGAACGATAACTGTAAGCCCGCCACTGCTACCTGCTGCAGACACCAAACCAAAACAAATCTCAGGCACAGGGGTTGCAGATGGTGCGCCAAAACTAGCGTCTGAGAAAAACCAGACTGGTTCTGAATTTGCAAGTTGATCGGCTAACGACTGGGCAAACGCCGTTTGGGCGGGAGAACTCCAGGGAATCCATATCTGTAAACCGCCATACATATAAGTAAACTGTATCCCGCTGGCTGGCATAGAAACGCTCACACGGGCCTCGGCGGTCCCAAGTGCCGCGCTACTTTGAACGTTAGTGAGCGGATAGTCATTTACTGCCAAACTGCCAGCTTCGCCGGTGGCCGACGTTCCTGTAATAGGCAACGGCCCCAGTGCATTTCCCACTGCTCCAGTGGATGAAACACCAGACAAAGCGGG